GGCCAGCTCTTCAGGCAGCAATGCCCGCGTCGGATTGGCGCGCAGGAGATTCAACTCCTCATGCGCGTGCATGTCGCAGAAGCCGCTTGGACCGCCGGGCAGCGGGCAGGACGGGCGTGCGCACTTCATCGGATCACCCCCAACGAGTAGAGCAGGAGCCCGCCGATGATCGCCCAGATCATCAGCATCGACAGCCGGAAGCAGAATCGGTCAACGGCGGCGGATTGATAGGCGTTCATGCCCACTCCGCTTGAAAGCGTATCCGAATCTCGCGAACCTTGCGGCGCACGTTCTCCGGCGTCAGATCATGCAGCAGGACCACGCCGCTCGATCCGGTTGCCAGATCCATGATCCACACGTAATCGTTCTCGGCGGTGTAGCCCAGGAATTTGCCGCCGCCGAGTTCCACAATCTGCTTCATCTCTTCGGGGGACATCGACGGCGAGGGAACCGGGGAGAACATTTGGGCCGTCTCTTGTTTGTCGATTTCGCTTGCCATCGAAGCCCGAGCTGCCCCACGCTGGTGGGGCCTATGAGTGCGGCGTCAGACGGGTGCCCCCGACCGGCGCTGAGTAAAATTCTCTAGGTCTCTGCTGCGGATTAAGCCGCGACGTGTAGTGTACATGTCTGTGGCCATTCCTAAGTTCTTTAATTTCAATATCGGTCGCAGACTTGTACGCGCCAAATCGCGCAGAGGGGCGTAATTTCGCCCAGTTGATTACCCATGGCGGAGAATTCCCAGGAACGGAGCCGCTGGAAGCCGGGCTGGATTTCCGCAATCTGTGATGGTTTTGGCGTGAGCATGAGCAGGCTCGCCGATGAAGTTCAGTGCACCGCCGATATGCTCCGGAAGATCGATAAAGGCGAGCGGCGGCCGGGCTGGAGGCTGGAGAAGCGCATCGAGGAATGGGTTAAGGCCCATCAGCGCGGTGGCCCATCGCCAGCCGCCGCCATGCTCGATCGCGCCAGGCTGGAGCAGGTTCCCGAGGGCGGTGCCCCATTGGACGCCGCCCGGCTCCATGCCCTGCTGGATCGCGTGGTGGATTCGGGTGATGCCCGCGCCATTGCCGCCGCGGTCGCCATGCTGGAAGTTCTGTCCCCGCCCGATTGATTTGCCCCCTTGACATCTGAACATTTCGGCTCAAATCTGTTTCTGTAGTGCGCACTCTGCCGACTGCTGAGAGGGCCGCAGGCTGTCAGGATCCCGAATCCCATTGGTTTGCGGCTTACACCCGTCCGCGGTTTGAGAAGACAATCCATCATGGCCTTGTCGAGCGTGGTTTTGAAACTTTTCTGCCGTTGATTCCGTCCCGGTCAGACTCCGTTCCCCTCTTCACCAGCTATGTCTTCGTGCGGTCTGGCATCGTGGAAAGATCGCGCACGCTGGATGTTCCTGGATTGCTCTACTTGGTGAGTGATGGCACGGCGCCGCTCTCGATTCCAGATGTTGAGATCGAGAGCCTGCGAATAGCGCTCGCCAGCCGAGAGGTTGAACCGTGCGGGTTTATGGCCCGTGGTACTCCCGTGGTCGTGATAGCCGGTCCCCTCAGTGGCATGCGAGGACGCGTTATGAGGTCGCGGCCTACACGGGTCTTCGTTTCTATTGATTTGCTGTCCCGCTCGGTGATGGTCGAAATGCACCCCGCGATGATCCAGATTGAGCGTTTAGTCCGCCATGGAGGGCTTCCGGGTCCTTCCGGCCGCTTATCGCCGCCAGGTAAGGTTGTTGCGGGATAGGGCTAGCGCCAGCGATTCCAGACCCCCTACACCACCATGCCAGCAGGTATTGATCTCACGCGGGAGAAAGCAGCAGAGTTTTTCGGTGTTGACCTGCGGACGATCGACGCTTGGCTACGCAACGGTGCACCGGGGCAGAAACTGGGCCGCACTTGGCGAATCAATTCGGCGGAATTATCAGGTTGGCTCAGGCAGCGCGAGAGGGATCAGGTCCTCGGTGAGGTGAGCAGGGTCACCGAGGCGGAGGCGCGGCGGAAGAAACTCGTAGCGGAGGCAATCAGCGCCGGAGTGAAGGCCGCGATTGATGCCGGCGCGGTTGTGGCCATTGCCGATTTTGAGAAGCAACTTGCGGCAATGATCGGGCGAGCCCGCGCCAAGGCGCTTCAACTCGGGAGCAAGCTGGCGCCCCTGGTGGTCACGGCGCGCAGCCCCGCCGAAGCCAAGGATCTTATCGATGGAGCGATCCACGAACTGCTGGCGGAATTGAGTCGAGATGTTCCAGTATCAGACGCCACCGATAGCGCTACGGAATCTGCAAGCGGCCAGCCAGAGAGCGGCGAAGTTGTGGGCGCCGCCGCCGGACCTGACAATCAGCGAGTGGGCCGACCAGCACCGCCAGCTAAGCGCCGAAAGCAGCGCCGAGCCCGGCCAGTGGTACACAAGCCGCGCTGAATATCAGCGCGGAATCATGGACGCCTTCAGTGACGCGACGGTCCAGGACGTCGTAGTCATGAGCAGCGCGCAGGTCGGCAAGACGGAAATTCTGAACAATGTGGTGGCTTACTTCGTCGACCAAGACCCCTCTCCGATGCTTTGCGTACAGCCCACGCTTGAAATGGGTGAGGCATGGAGCAAAGACCGGCTGGCGCCGATGTTGCGCGATACGATCTGTTTGCGGGGGAAAGTGAAAGATCCCCGGTCGCGTGATTCGGGAAACACGCTGCTGCACAAGATATTCCCGGGCGGACACATCACGGTAGCAGGCAGCAATTCCGCCGCCTCACTTGCCAGTCGCCCGATTCGGATTGTGCTGTGCGATGAAGTGGACCGCTATCCGGCGAGCGCCGGGACCGAGGGCGATCCGGTCAATCTGGCGCTTCAGCGGAGCGCGAATTTCTGGAACCGCAAACATGGGCTTTTTAGCACGCCGACAATCAAGGACGCCTCACGCATTGAAGCGGCCTATAGGGATTCCGACCAGCGGCGGTATGCGGTCCCCTGCGGCGACTGCGGCGAGTTTCAATATCTGAGCTGGGGCCAGGTGAAGTATCAGGATGATGATCCGGCCACGGCCGCCTATGAATGCCAATTCTGCAAGGCGCGCTGGAATGACGGCACGCGTTACCGGGCTGTTCGGCTGGGACGCTGGCAGCCCAGCGCGCCATTCAACGGCACGGCCGGGTTCCACCTGAACGCCATCTATTCGCCGTGGGTGAGCTTGTCCAGCTTGGTGAAGGATTGGTTCGCGGCGCAGAGTTCTCCCGAGCGCCTGAAAACTTTCGTGAACACGAAGCTCGGCGAAACGTGGGAGGAGCGCCATGAGGCGCAGACCAATCCGCAATTGCTGCTGAGCCGCTGCGAAGCCTACGCCGATGAAGATGGCGCGCCCACGCCAGTTCCCGAGCGCGTAGTCATCCTCACCGCCGGCGTCGATATTCAGGCCGACCGTATCGAGGCTGAGGTCATCGGCTGGGGCCGCGATGAGGAATCCTGGTCGCTCGGCTATTTTGTGATTCCCGGCGACACCGCGCGTACTGAGGTCTGGCGCGATCTGGATGAATTGCTCTCGCGCGTTTGGGATCATCCGCTGGGCCTGAAGTTCCGGCTGCATGCCGCATGCATTGACCGCAGTTACAACGACGCCATGGTCCAGCGCTTCCTGCGGACCACGGTCAACCGCCGCGTCTTCGCCATTGTCGGCCGCGCCGGCGCCGTCCCGATCTGGCCGCGCAAGCCGAGCCATGCGAAGGGCTCGGTCTTCTATCTGGTGGGGATCGACGCCATAAAAGACGCCATCGGCGCACGCCTTCGGCTTGCCGAGCATGGTCCCGGTTACATGCACTTCGCTATTGGGCCGAATTACGACCTGGACCACTTCGAGCAGCTCACCGCGGAAAGAAAGTTCACGGTCTACCATCATGGCTTTCCGCGGCGAGAGTGGCGGAAAAAAGAAGGCGCACGAAACGAGGCGCTGGACTGCCGGGTTTACGGCTACGCCGCCCTGCATGCCCTTTATGCCAGTGGGTTGCGATTGAACGCCGAGTCTGACCGGCTGGGGCGAATGCTGGCGCAGTCGGGCAGGACCCGGGCCGAGGTCCAGGCAGCGGCACCGGCCGCCGGACCCGGCGAACCTCCCCCGCCGCCGCCGCGATCAACGCCGGCGCGCGGCCCGCGAATCATCGGCCGCTTCGCCTTGTAGAGCCGGGCAACCGCTCCCTATCATGGGGCGCAAAAGCGGCGCCCCATTTCGGTCGCGGCTCTGTTGGCATTCCTCAATGTCCTACAGCACAACGCAACTCGACGCCATCATTGCCACGCTGGAAGCGGCCATGGGCACCGGCGCGGCCTCGGTGACCTTCGAGGGCCGGCGGATCGATTACAAATCCAACGCCGAGATCGCGCGCGCCATCAGTTGGTTCCAGGGCAAGCGCGATTCGGTTGCCGGCACAACCCGCGTTCGGCAGATCCGGATGTATACGGACAAGGGCTTTTGAACTGTTCTCCGCGCATTTCTTCGCCGGCCAGACTCGGCGCGGCGAGCCGAGGCGCTGTCTCGGCCTCGCCTGGCAGGCACAATCAAACTGAGACGAGGTAACTACCATGCAGCCTTCTCCACAGCTTCCGCGCGTGCTCGGCACGCCGATTCTCCCCGGGCTTCCTCCGTTTCTGGCTTTCACTCAAGGCGACATCTGGCATGTCCGCCCGACGAACGGCCTGGACACCAACACCGGCAAGAGTTCGCGTCAGGCATTCAAGACGCTGGCTGCTGCCCTCGCTGCCGCCACCGAGGATCAGAACGACGTCGTTCTGTTCTACGCCGAAAGCGCAGACAAGGACTACACCACTGACGTTCTTGCCGCGATGCTGGACTGGAACAAGAACCTGGTGCATCTCATCGGTGTGAATTCCGGCGTCAACATCTCGCCGCGCTCGCGCATCGAATTCGCCCCGGCCTACAATTCGGCGGCGCCACTGTTCCGGCTCACGGCCAGCGGCTGCTACATCGCCAACATCCTGTTTTCCTTGGAGCTGGCGGGCACTTCTTCGCTGGGGGCCGTCGATGTGCAGGGCAACCGGAACCGTTTCGAGAACTGCCACATCGCCGGCATCGGGCATCCCAACAACGACGTCAGCGGCGCCTACAGCCTCCGGCTGGCGGGCGAAGAGAACGAATTCGTGCGGTGCACCATCGGCCGCGACACCATCGCCCGAGGCACCGGCGACAACTGCGAAATTCTGCTGGCCGGCGGGGCCCGGTGCAAGTTCATCGACTGCGACATCGTGACCTATGCCGAAGCCAACACCCATCAGTTCCTAAAAAAGGCGGCGAGCAGCACCGATCGCTTCACCTTGTTCCGGAACTGCGCGTTCATCAACGCCATTCAAAGCGCCGCCGTGGCCATGCTGGAAGCGCTCGATGTCACCGCCGGAGGCAGCCCGGGCGGCATGATCGTGCTCAAGAACTGCCTGCTGATCGGCGCCGCCGAGTGGGAGGCCAGCGTCAGCGTGAGCGGCAGCGTCTATGCCGACATGCCGGGACCGGATGCCGCCGGTGGCGGCGTGGCTCTGGCCGTGACCGGCGCGTAAAAACCAATCTCCCCTGGCCCGTCCGCCGCGGCGGAGGCCTTCTTCCTCAACCCGCAAGGCGGCGGCCGCCACCCCGGACGGCCGCCGCGAAACCTGAAGAGAAAACCATGTCGGTTGTAATCGTCGGCGATCATATCCGCGGCGAAGTTCTGGCGCGCGCCGTCCCGCGCAGGCTCGATCCCGAAGCCATGATGCGCGCCATCCATCAGGGGCTTCGGGCCACCCAGCCGGAGCGGCGCTTCGGCCGCTACGCCTATTTCCCAAAGGCGCGCAAGGCCGGCGAGACCTACCGCGATTCCCGCGGCCAGCTTTTTCAACTCACGGAAAAAGGCGCCCGGCGGGTGTCTGAGTCTCAGGTCTCAGCTCCCCGGTCTCAGGTCTGATGCCTTACCTTCGCAATCTCGGCCGCGCCTTCCGCACGCTGGGCCGGGCTGCCGCCGGGCGCCCCATGGCCGGCACCACCGGATATGAAGGCGCCTCCACCGGCCGCCGCCTGGCCATGTGGGCCGAGGTTTCCACCGCCATCAGCGCGCTGCTGGCCGCCGAGGGCGAGACCCTGCGCACTCGCAGTCGCGGTCTGGTGCGGAAAAATGCCTGGGCCAAGAGCGCGCAGGATTCCTACGTAGCCAACGCCATCGGCACCGGGATCACGCCCAAGCCGCTGCACCCGGATGAGACCATCCGGAAATTGCTGAAAACTTCTTGGGAACGCTCGGCCGAAGAGTTCGATGCCGATGGCCTCACCGATTTCTACGGCATGCAGGCTATCGCCTTGCGCGAGATTTTCGAGGCCGGCGAAGTGCTGGCGCGGTTTCGTCCGCGGCTGGCTTCCGATGGCCTGCGGGTGCCCCTGCAATTGCAACTGCTGGAACCCGAGCACCTGCCGCTCACCCACATAGGCTCGAACGGCAAGAACCCCATCCGCGCGGGAATCGAGTTCACGCCCTTCGGCAAGCGCGCCGCCTACTGGCTTTATCCCGAGCATCCCAATCTCGGCGCCTTCGCCTTTTGGCCGGGCTCGAATCAGCCGACGCGGGTGCCCGCCGAGCAGGTAATCCATTGCTACCAGCCCTTGCGCTGCGGGCAATTGCGTGGACAACCCTGGCTGGCCCCGGTAATGGTCACCCTGTACGAGTTGGACAAGTTCTGTGACGCCGTCCTGGTCCGCCAGAGTACCTCTAACTTTTTTCTCGGCTGGCAGCGGGCCATGTCCGATGAATTTCGCGGGCCGCTGGACGCCAGTGAATCGCTTCCGGATGGCACCCAGGCCCCGGATGCCAGCATCGGGTACGGGCAGATTCAGCCCAACACGATCCTCGATCTGGGCGCCACCGGGAACACGCTGGAATTCAATAAGCCCCCTGACCCGCCCGCCGGCCTGCCGGAATTCGTCAAGACCATGCTGCGGTCGTTTTGCGCCGGGCTCGGAATCCCCTATGAAAGTGTGGCATGGGACCTGGAGGGCGTGAACTACTCCAGCATCCGCGCCGGGTTGCTTGAATACCGCCGGCGCATCGAGCAATTCCAGTTCTCGGTGATGGTCTTCCAGTTCTGCCGGCCGGTCTGGCGGCGCTGGGTGAATGACGCCGTGCTGGCCGGCGTGCTCCCGCAGCCGCGCAATCCGGCCGAGTGGGACGCTCTCTATGCCGTCGAGTGGCGCACGCCGAAATGGGCTTGGGTCGATCCGCTGAAGGATGTGATGGCGCTGAAGGAAGCCGTCCGGTGCGGATTCACTTCCCGCTCCGCCGTGATACACGAGAACGGAGAGGACCCTGAGCAGGTGGAGGCCGATCAGGCCTCCGATAAGGCCCGCGCAAAGCACTTCGGCAACGTCTACGATTCCGATGCGGCGCAAACGGCGGGCACCGGCGCCGCTCAGCAGCTCGCAGTGCAGGGAGCGCCATGAATTATCCACACCTCGCCGCCCGTATTTTCGGGACCCCGCTCATGATCGAGCGGAACAAGCTGGATGCCATCCTGTTCGCCATCGGCCCGCGTCTCGGGCTCCATGCCTCCCCGCCGTCCGATGAAGCCGCGCGTCTGTACGGTCCTGGAGACGCGGGACAGCCGCGCAAGCCCTACTACCTCGAAGACAAGCTGGCCGTCATCTCCATTACCGGGCCGCTGGTGAAGCGGGTGTCGGGGGAGTTCCTTTCCGGCGGGCCGACCACCTATGCCGAGATCGAAGCCGAGATCATGGATGCGGCCACCGATCCGGCGGTCGCCGGCCTGCTGCTGGTGGTCGATTCCCCGGGTGGCGAGTCGATCGGGGTCATGGAATTGTCAGACCTGATTTACTCGGCGCGCTCCGCCAAGCCGGTCTACGCCGCTGCGGATGGCTACGCTTTCTCCGCCGCGTTCACCCTGGCCTCCGCCGCCGAGCGGCTGTTTGTGGCCGAATCCGGCGGCGTCGGTTCGGTGGGGGTGTGGATGATGCACCTGGATTGGTCCGCGCAGAATGAAATGATCGGCGTCAAGCCCACCTACATCTTCGCCGGGGCCCATAAAATCGATGGCAACCCCGATCAACCCCTGGCCGATGAAGCCCGCCAGGAGTTTCAGGCCGAGATTGACCGCATCTACGAGATGTTCGCCGGCCGCGTGGCCCGCAACCGCGGCATGAGCATCGAGGCGGTGACGGCCACCGAAGCCGCGCTCTATTTCGGCCCCAACGCCGTCGCCATCGGATTCGCCGACCAGGTGGGCACCGTGGCCGACGCCCTCGCCGCGCTGCGCGCCAAAGTCCAAAGTCCAAAGTCCAAAGTCTCAGGTCCCGGGTCCGATTCCCAAGCCGGAGGTGCATCCGTGGTAACTCCTGCCGCCGAAGCAATCGAGTCTGCCGCCGCCGAAGCGATCGAGCCGGCCGCCGGCGAAGCCGATGGTATCGCGCCGACTCCCGATGCCGAATTCGCTGTCATCGCCGGGCGCCAGCCGCATCAGCCGTCCCTCGATCATGCCGCCGAGATCGCCGAACTCTGCGCGCTGGCCCAGCGCCCGCAGGACGCCGCCGAGTTCATCCGCACCGCCCGGCCGCTCGACCAGGTGCGCTCCGAGTTGCAGGCCCGCCGGGTGCTGGAGGATGCCGGCGCCAGAATCACCGGCGCCACGCTCCCGGAAACCGGCTCGGAATGTTCCCGCCCCGAGGATTCCCCGGTAGTGAAGGCCGCCGAAGCCATCGCCGCCAAGGCCGCGAAACGCCAGCCGTAGCGGTCCAAGGTGCAAAGTCCAAAGTCTCAAACCCGCGCGCCGGTCCCGTCAAGCGGGGTCGAGCCGCCCAAAAAGGAGAATCACTATGTCCGCCAAGAGCGAACGTACCTACATCCCGGACTGGCTGCTCGATGAGTTCGGCGCGCCAAACTACTGCCGGGAAGAGAAAACCCTGGCCTCCGGGCAAAACCTGGCCTCCGGCAGCGTGATCGCCAGCGGCGCCGGCGCCACCGTATCGGCCTTCATCGATGACGACGGCACCTACGGCACGGCCTCCGGCATCCTGCTGGAAGCTGTCAACGCCGGCTCCGGCGCGCTGCCGTGCGTGTGCCTGATGCGCGGCCCCGCCGTGGTCAGCAAGGCCAAGCTGTTCATGCACGCTGACAATGATGCCGCCGAGATCCTCAAGGGTCTGGCCTCACTGCTGCTGCTGGGCATCGTGGCCCGCCAAGGAGTCTGACAATTTCGGATTGCGGATTTCGGATTGCGGATTTCACTCCGCCCGAAGTTCGCAATCCGCAAACTCCAGTCCGTTTCAACAAGGAGAATCATCATGTCCGCCAAGACGGAACCCAACAGCGTTGGAGATTGGCTGCTCGATGAATTCGGCGCGCCGAATTACTGCCGTGAGGAAATCACGGTGGTCAGCGGCCAGAACCTGGTGTCCGGCGCCGTGCTCGGCAAGATCAGCAGCGGCGGGAAGTATGCCGCCTATGACAACGATGCCGCCACCGGCGTGGAAACCGCCGCCGGCATCCTGCTGCACGCCGTCGATGCCTCGTCCGCCGACAAGCCCGGCGTGGCCATCCGGCGCGGCCCATGCCTGGTTTCCAAGAGCGGCCTGACCTGGAAGAGCACGCAGCACGCCGATGATATCGCGGCCGGCTTGGCCGATCTGCTGGCGTTGCTGTTCCCGATCGTGGCCCGCGAAGGAGTCTAACGAAACTGCGGCCTATAGCCCACGGCCTAAGGTGTGAAATCCGCAATCCGCAATCCCAAATCCGCAATTGAAAAAGGAGGCACCATCATGGGTGCAATGGTCAACCCGTTCACTGGAACCGGATACGATATCGTCGCGCTGACCGCGGCGATCAACAAGCTGCCCAACCTCTACGGCAGGCTCGAAGAGCTCGGCCTGTTCCCCGTGGACGGGGTAACCACCACCTCGGTGACGGTTGAGCAGCTCAACGGCACACTCAACATCGTGCGCTCCCGCCCGCGCGGCGCCGCGGCCGACAAGGCCATCGCCGACAAGCGCGGCCTGCGCGTGTTCGCCGTGCCCCACATCCCGCTCGATGACGTGATTCAGCCGGAGGAAATCCAGGACGTCCGCGCCTTCGGCAGCGCCAGCGCGCTGGAGACCCAGGGCAATGTCATCGCGCGCAAGCTGCAGAAGTGCAAGAACATGCTGGACCAGACGCTGGAGTACCTGCGCATGGGCGCCCTCAAAGGCATCATCCTGGACGCCGACGTCTCCACCATTTACAATCTGTACACTGAATTCGGCATCTCCGCGAAGACGGTGTATTTCGATTTGGCCGATGAAGACACCGAGGTCATCGAGAAGTGCCTGGAAGTCACCCGCCACATCGAAAGCCATCTGTTCGGTGAGCGCATGACCGGCATCCGCTCCCTGGTATCGCCGGAGTTCTTCGACGCCCTCACCACCCATGTCAAGGTCCAGGAGGCCTTCAAGTACTTCCAGAACATGCAGCAGGTCCCCGGCAAGGACTACCGCAAGGGGTTCTTGTATGGTGGCATTGTGTGGGAGGAGTACTCCGCCGTCTGGACCGACAAGGACGCCAACTCCCGCAAGGCTATCACCGCCGAGCTCGGTCATGCCTTCCCCGAGGGCACCGGGGAAACCTTCAAGACCGTGGTCGCTCCCGGCAACTTCATGGAGACGGTCAACACTGTTGGCCAGCTCTATTACGCCAAGCAGGAGCCGCGGAAGTTCAACCAGGGCCTCGACATCCACACCGAGATGAACGCCCTGCCCATCTGCCTGCGGCCGGAGGTGCTGGTGAAGGTCTCCACCGCCGCCAGCGCGTAGCGCTCAGAGCCGCGACCGAAGCGGGGCGCTGCTTTTGCGCCCCGCGAGAGGGAACGGTTATCCCCCCGGCGAAACCGCGCGCTCCCGCCGCCCAGCGCGGCTTCGCGCTGCGGCTCTGTTAGTGATAGCCTTGTTTGATGCACTCAACTCGACTTGCCTGGCGACCTTCGGGCGCACCGTCTCCTACACGGCCCCGCCCGAGGCCGCTGTCGATATCACGGCCATCGTGTCGGCCGGCGACGAGCCGGAGGCCGAAACGCCGGGTGCATCCGTCTATACCGGGCTGTTCTTGAGCGCCGCCGACTTGCCACGCGAGCCGGCGAACGGCGACATCGTAGTCATCGATTCCATCGAGTATGCGGTCTATGCGGTCGCCCTCGATGAGACCGGTGGCGCGCACCTTCGCCTCCGGCGAGTTACTAAGTGAAATCCAATGGCTTCGGTCCGCATCTGGTGTAAGAAGCAACTGCAACTCGGCAGCCTATCGCTGAATCAGCGCCGGATGATGGGCCTGATGAGCGTGGCACTGGGCGAAGTCATCGGCCGCGTGAAGTCGGCCACCGGCCCCACCGACCAGGCCGCGAAGCCTCTGAAGCCGGGCTATCAGCGCGTGAAAGTAGGGCGCTGGCACAAATCGGGGGTTCGCGACCTCACGTTGACCGGCTCGATGCTGAAGAGCCTTTCGGTCCGCACCGTGAGCGATAACAGAGCGAGCGCTGCGGTCACCGAGGCTTTCCAGGAGCGCAACAAAGCGGCCAATCGAGCCCGCCGCCGCAAAGGACTGGCGCGGGTCACCAACAGAATCAAGGCCTGGAGTAACATGCGGCGCGAACCCTGGCTCGTTTTCTCTCCGCGCAATCAGGAAGCGATCCGCAAGGTCGCCCTCGCCGAAGTGGCCGCCGAGTTCCAAAAGCTCCCGAGGTAGCTGAAAGCTGAAAGCTGAAAGCTGACAGCTAATAGCTTTTCCATGCTCAATCCAGCCCTCATTCTTGACAGTTTCGTTGCCAAGCTGCAAGCCATCCCGGAGCTGGTCGCCGAGATGGGCGGCGATGCCGAGCGCATCTCAGGCTATCACGATGCCTTCCCGCTGAAGGCCAGCCTGGCCGTCTCCATCCACGAAATGCCGTCGCCGGGGATCCTGGTGGCGTGGACCGGGACGGCGCCCACCGGCGAAGGCCGCCGCTGGAAGCATGGCTTCTCCGTCTTCATCCGCTCCGGCCGCGCTCAGGCTGAGGATGGCGAGAAACACGGAACCGAGTATTTCTTCTGGCTGATCGTCAACGGCGTGCCCGACGGCTGCGAACAATCGTTGCTCTATGAGCAGGTGCACGCCAGTTGCGAACCGATGGATGTGCCCTCAGTGGTTCGCGACAAGGATGCTGAGGCCGTTGATTTTCTGCATCTCTCCACGGCCTTCGACGAAATTGGAGACAACTGAAAGAAAGCAGGCTGTAGGCTGTAGGCCGTAGGCTGTAGGAACACCCCGCACCCCACAGCCTACAGGCTGTTCTTCCTACAGCCCACAGCCTACAGCCCACAGCCTAACTGGGAGGAATCATGTCCCGCGCCCGCCCGTTCGAGCACCAAATCGCCATCGGCCGCAAGCGCCAGACGGATATCGTCACGGCCGCCATCCTGGCCGATCTGATGTCCCTTTCCAAGTTCAATGCCGCGCCGGCCATCCTGGAGCCGACATTCGAGGATGATGCCGCCTATATCGGCAAAGGCCATGAGTGGCCCACCGAGCAGTTCTTCTCCCACTGGGATTTCAGCGCCAGCATCGAGAAGAACCTGTCGGCCGAGTTCGCGGCCTGGGCCTTCGCCTTCGCTCTCGGCAATGTGGAGAACGATCCTCAGGGTACATACACCTGCATCCCGCTGCTGCCTTCGGGCGGCGTGGATTCGCCGGAGTTGCCGTACTTCACCTTCATCGAAGCCATCCGCCAGGGGACCTATGTGGTGCTGGACCGCATGGCCGTGGGATGCGCCATCGAGGATCTGGCGCTGGCCATCACTACCGGCCCCGGCCGTGCCGCCGCCAAGCTGACGGTCAACATCGTGGGCAGCGGGCTGAGGACCGAGCCCAGCGGTATCGTCATCCCCTTGCCCCATACCGCTGAGGTTTGTTTGCCGGCGGCTTCTGCGGCGCTCAGCATTCTGACCACCGATTACATCCTGGACAAAACGCTGGTGTCGATCGAGGTCAGTTACAAGAACAATATCGATCTGACCAGCGGCTTCCATCCCGGCTCCGGCTTTCAGGATGACGATCCGGACTTGGGCGCCATCCGGTCCCGCCTGGAATTCGGCAACCGTGTGGCCGGGCTGCGATTCACCGCCCGCTTTGAGAACGGCTCGCCGGAAATCACGGCCCTGCAGGCGCTTACTCCGGGCGAGGCTGTGCTTGTCCTGACTTACTCCGCCGGCGCGAAATTGACCATCACCTTCCATAAGGTGGTTTACCGTACCGCCCGCGTGGTGAACGATGGCGAGACCACCAGCATCACCGTCGAGGGCCTGCCGCTCTATCATCCCGACAACGGCCTGCTGACGGTCGAGGCGGTCTGCGCCCTGATCGATATCTGCGAACTCCCCAGTGCGTAAGAAGGCTGTAGGCCGTAGGCTGTAGGAACACCCCGCATTCCACAGCCCACAGCCTGTTCTTCCCACAGCCCACAGCCCACAGCCCACAGCCTAATAGGGAGGAAACCATGTCCCGTGCCCGCCCCTTCGAGCATCAGATCGCGATAGGCCGGCGCAAGCAGACCAACATCGCCACGGCCAATGTCGTCGGCCATTGCATGTCGTTTGCCAAGCTGAACGCGGCCCCGGCAATCTTCGAGCCGGCCATGGAGGATGATGCCGCCTACATCGGCAAGGGACATGAACAGGCCACCGAGCAGGCCATTTCGCATTGGGAGTTCAGCGCCAGCATCGAGAAGAACCTGTCGGCCGAGTTCGCGGCCTGGGCTTTCGCCTTCGCTCTCGGCAAGGTGGTGCCGACCCATCCCGGCACCCCGTACATCTACACCTGCACGCCGCTGCTGCCTTCGGGCGGCGTGGATTCGCCGGAGTTGCCGTATTTCAGCTTCATCGAAGCCATCCGCCAGGGCGATTTCGTGGTGCTGGACCGCATGGCGGTGGGATGCGCCATCGAGGACCTGACGCTGGCGGTAGGCACCGGGCCCGGCCGCTCCTCCGCCAAGCTCACGGTCAACATCGTGGGCAGCGGCAAGAAAACCGAGCCCAGCGTCATCGCCATCCCCGACGATACCCCCGAGCATTACCTGCCGGCACCCTCGGCGGCGCTCACCATCCTGGGAACCAACTACATCACGGAAAAGAGCCTGGTGAGCATCGAGGTCACTTACAAGAACAATATCGATCTGAATGCCGGGTTCTTCCCGGGCTGCAATTTTCAGACTCCCGGCAACACCGCCAGCGGCGCGCTGCGCGGCCGGCTGGAGTACGGCAACCGCGCCGTGGGCCTGCGTTTCACGGCGCGCTATCAGAATGGCTCGCCGGAAATTCTCGCGCTCCAGGGACTCACCACCGGCACCGCCGTGCTGGCGCTTACCTTCAGCGCCGATTACCTGTTGAGCCTCACGTTTCACAAGTTGATCTACCGCACGGCGCGCGTGGTGAATGACGGCGAAACCACCAGCATCACGGTGGAAGGTTTGCCGCTCTATTCCAGCGGCCTGCTGACGGTGGTCGCCAATTGCATGTTGAGCGATATCTGCCAGGCGCCGGCGTAAAGAAGGCCGTAGGCCGTAGGCTGTAGGCTGTAGGAAGAACAGGTTGTGGGCTGTCTACGGTGCACGGCCTGCAGTCCAAAAGATTCATGCTGGTTCGTTGACCATCGCGGGGAAGTGAACCGCTGTCACGCCAGGTTCATACCCTGGAAAGGTGGGTTGAACTCCCGCCCCCGCAACCAATTGAAAAGCAGTGATGAGTGACGAGGCTGGTCACTTGTCACTCGTCACTTGTCACTGAACTTCTTCGGCCTACGGCCTACGGGCTACAGCCTGCTTTGAAGGAGGTTTTACATGTCCCGCTTGATCGCTTCCATGGGCCGGCGGAAGAGTGAATTATCCGCCGTGTTGATCCGCGGCGATGGCACGCGGAAAGACCTCGGCCTCATTTCCAAGAGTCCAACCTGGTGCGCCGCTCTCCGAACATGGCTTCAGCGCTTGCTGCTGTTGGCCTGCGCCGCCGCCATCGTCAACGGCATCATGCTGGGCGATCCGCTGGCCTGGCTGGTTGCCGCCTCGGGTTGCACCCTCGGCATTGTCACCACCGTGGGCGTGAACTACATGGCCTCGGATTTCGCCTCCGGCGGGGTGACGCCAACCATCAGCGGCTTCAAGTTCCACGATTCGGGGATCGGCACCGGAGGCGCCGTGGTGGGCGATACGGCTCTGGGCAGCCCGGCCGGGCCGTCGCGGGTTTCCGGGACAGCATCGAATCCCAGCGCCAACATCTACCGATCGGTGGCCACCATCGCCTACACCGCTACCAAGGCGATCACTGAGTGGGGACTATTCTCGGCGTCCACATCCGGCACGTTGTGGGACCGCCGGGTGTTCGCGGCCATCAATGTGGTGGACGGGGATTCCATCCAGTTCACCTACAACCTGACCATCTCCAGCGGGGGCACCTAAAGAGCGGGATGGCAGGATCTCCCGCGAGGCGCTTAGATGGCAGTCGCTTGGACACAGGTATCGGCGCGGTTTCGCAATGACAACGGCAGCGAGGCCGCCGCCACCTGGAAGGCCGCCCTGAACGTGAATCTCAAGGCCGGCCCATCACTCCAATTGCGGCTGCGCATTTGCGTCAAATGTTCCGGCACCACCAGCGGCAGCTTCACTCCGCAACTCCGGTACTCCAAGAACGCTGCGGCCTATACCAGTGTTACGGCATCATCGGCTGACGTGAGGGCGGTGGATTCCCCCAATCTGACCGACGATGCCGCTACTACCAAGCAGATTTCCGTCAATGCCAATTGGTCGGCGGGCAAGGTGGATGATGTAAGCGGGGCCATGACCTCCACCGCCGTGACCACCGGCTATGACACGGAAATGGAGTGGAGCATCAACCTCCAGGATTCCGCGCTGGCCAACGGGGATACGCTGGATTTCCGCTGCTACAACAGCACCACGGCCTTCGGAACCTATTCGACTACCCTGCGGCTCACGGTGAGCAAGGCCGCGTTGACGGCGGCGATGAGCGCGTTTGCCGGCGCTTACCTCCGCCTGGTGGCCAAGGGCCTCCCGGTTTCCATGAGCGCGTTGTCCGGCGGTCTAGCGCGGCAGGCCGGAAGGGCGCTTTCCGCGGCCTTGCCCGTTTTCGCCGCGGCCATGGCTGCCGCCCGGCTGTTCGGCAAGGATCTGGCAGCTTCGCTATCGGCCTTCGCCGGGAATGCGGCCAAGCTGGCGGGCAAGGCCCTGCCCGCTTCGGTTGCCGCCTTCGCCGGTGGGATGGCGCGTCGAGCCGGGAAAGCACTGGCCGGCTCCACCGTCGCCTTGGCCGGGGAACTCGCCAGGCGCGCCGGTAAGCCCCTGGAGGCTTCCCTGCCGGGCCCCTCGGCTGCCCTCGCCCGGTCGACCGC